GACGAAATCAACCGAGCAATGGCTGGCTAATTACAAATTAATTTACAAAGGAAAATTACACTATGACTACTACTGGCGCATACGGCTCAGGTAATGTCAACGTCGGTGTAACAGCTGCTAACGTATTCAGGCCAAACATCTGGTCAAAAGAAGTTTTGATGTTCGTAAAGAGCAACTTAGTTCTTCTTCCACTTGTTAAGCACTACGATGCAGACGTTAAATCAGGCGGACAAACACTTGAAATCCCTAACGTATCTACAATCACTGCTAACCTAAAAGCACAAAACACTGTTGTTACCCTAAACTACAACACTGAAACTAAGACAACTGTAACTCTTAACAAACACTACGAAAGCTCATTCTTAGTAGAAGATATTGTTAAAGTACAGTCTGCTTACGACCTAAGAAGCGATTACACCAAAGCTGCTGCTTACGCTATTGCTGAGAAAGTTGATTACACACTTGCTAGCGAAATGACAACTGCTTGGACTAATGCTTCACAAACTGTTGGTGTGTATGGCACAGCCATCACTGACGATGAAATCCTAGCTGTTAACCGTTACCTAGATGACGCAAAAGCTCCTCAAACTGAGAGAAGCCTTGTTGTTACTCCTAAGGGTAAGGCTGAAATGCTTGCTATCGACAAGTACATCCGTTACGACGCAATTGGTGTCGGCGGCAGCGAAAACTCTATCCGCAACGGTCAAATCGGTGAAATCTACGGAGTTAAGGTTTACATGAGCCAAAACTTGGTAGTACTTGACACTGCTACTGACGAGCACAACCACTTGTTCTTCCACAAGGAAGCATTTGCTGTTGCTATGCAGATGGAACCACGAACTCAAGCTACTTACGAACAGCCATACCTTGGTTGGTTGGTAACAGTTGACGTTCTTTTCGGATGTGCAAACCTCCGATCAAACTTCGGTTGGGTTATCAAGGGTTAATTACTCTTCCAACTACAAGAGGGGGTTTGAAACACCCCCTTTTTTATTTATAATAAAGCTATGGGTAAATGGATACATAAGTTAGACAACATAAATGTAGTCGATATGGTTGCTGATTGCAGATATTGCGGACCAGTTAAAGTTATAAAAAATGGTAAAAGACCTAATGGTAAAACAAGATACCGCTGTAGCGTTTTAACGAGGGCTAAATTCACAAAGATAAACATTGACGATGCACTACGTTTATACAAAGAAACTCAATGTTCTATATGTGGAAATACCGATGGGCTTGTATTTGACCATTCTCACACTACTGGATTAGCTAGAGGGTTGTTGTGTAATCATTGTAATCGTGGTTTAGGTTGTTTTAAGGACAATATAATTACTCTTGAGAGAGCAATAAAATATCTTCAGCTGTAATATTGCATTTGCAGGCTCTTTTTGTTTTACTAAAGGCACAATAATTTAATCAATTATTCTTCAGTTTTGACCGCTGTCTACCCCGACGGCGGTTTTTACTTTGTCATAATTTTTATTACATTTAGCCTCGGCTTTGTTATACTCAAGGTACAAACTAAGGAGGGTAACATGTCGCATCTCGACATCTACAAACAACTAGCAGAAGAATTTAACATAACAGAGGATATGGAACTAGACAGTGAGTTTCGCACCATGTTTGTTAAGAACCAAGTAGACGAAATCAAGAAGATACTTTGGCGTGAAGTGGTGGACTACATCATTGCCCAAAACATGTCAGAAAGCGACGACGAGACTGTTGCTACAGCCGGCAACACCAAAAAGACTGAGAAGCGCTCTAACATTAAACAATTCACTCGAGCACTCAAAGCCTACAACGAATTTATTGCAGAACTAGAGGCGTAACATGAACGTTAGCGTTGCTGAAGTTAATCTTACAAAAGGTAAGGTTGCTTTAGTTGACTCTGAAAATTACAAGCATTTGAAAGATTACCGCTGGCACGCTAAGGCCAGTAAAGGTAATTGGTATGCCGCTACAAGAGTTAACGGCAATACTATATTCATGCACAACATGATTAGTACGCCACCTCAAGGTATGGAAATTGACCACATAAATCAAAACGGCTTAGATAATCGTATGGTTAACTTACGAGTTGCAACTAAAAGTCAGAACAGAGCAAATGTTAGTAGACGCAAGGATAACAGTTCAGGCTATAAAGGTGTTTGCCGGGTTGCTAAAGGAGACAAGTGGCGTGCTTATATTTGTGTTAACAGTAAGATTACGCACTTAGGTACATTTTTAACTAAAGAAGCTGCCGCAAAAGCATATAACGAAGCAGCTAGAAAAGAATGGGGTGAATTTGCATGGCTCAACGAGATACATTAGCAGTCATAGTTCCTAGTCGTGGACTAGTATTTAGCGAGACTTTTGAAGAACTTCTAAACGAACTGGAAGGTTTTAACTATCGTTTTTACTGGGCTCATGAAAGACCACTGCCAGAGTGTTTTGAGGAGCCTACTGAGCGAGCGCTAGCAGACGATGATGTTTACGCTGTTCTCATATGCGAAGACGATTTAATAATACCTAAAGGTATCCTCAGGCAGATGTTTAATCAGAACTACCCAGTGGTGGCGCTAGACTATCCATTTAAGAACAACGGCGACTCCACAGTATTAAACGACCCCAACGGCTACGCCTACTGGTCAGGCACAGGTTTTCTATTAGTGGCTAGAGAAATATTAGAAGCTTTTCCTAAACCTATCTGGCGCACCGATACAGCCTACGACACCATGATTAAGGGCGACGCTTTGCTGTTCTGGCCTAGGAAACTAAAAAAGATAGCCTACGGTTTGCATGATGTGCACTTTGGGATGGTGCTTTACTCTCAAGGCATGCCAGTCAAGATGATGGCACGCACCGCAGGACAGCGAAAGCTAGTCAGTTTAGGCAGAGCGGGAGTCAACAACGGTAGACACGAGATAAGAGTCATTGATAAGGTTGGCAGAGATATGGTGATTAAAAGCATGGACGCTAAAAGCATCGATATTTTTAAGCGTGGATTAAGGCGAGTTAAAAGGGTGCAAATACTAGACGCTATTCCACCGTTCATTGAATATGTTGATGGTCAAGCAACCTACACAGAAGGGAACGCCCAATATGTCTAAGACACAATTAGGTATCGTAATAGCCAGCAGAGGGCTGATGTTTAGCCGCACCGCTGAAGAAATAGAGCGGGAAACTAGGGGCATCAGGCGCAAGTTCTACTTTGCACATGGCAAGCCCATTCCGAAATGCTTTGAGAGCCCCGTAAATAGGGCTCTATGCGATTTTGATAACACACACGTCTTAATTATTGAGGAGGACATGAAGTTGCACCAGAACGCCGTTTGGGACGCCTTAGATGCTGACGAAGATGTGGTGGTTTATGACTACCCAATCACTAAGAATGGGCGTGGTTCAGTGTTCAGCGACGGCACAGGTCGGGTTATCTACTCGGGTACTGGATTTATGCTTATTAAAAGAGAGGTCTTTGATCAGCTTAAGGCACCTTACTTTCGCTCCGACATCGGCTGGAACGTCTATCGGGACAAGGAAAGCCTGCGTTTCGTGGCTAGAAAGATGGCTAAGGGTAACGGCTATGGGCTACACGACATAACATTTGGTATGAAATTGCAAAAAGCTGGCATAAATATACACGTTATGGACAAAACACTAGGGCAACGCAAGTTAATCGAGCTTGGAAAGTCTGGCACTAACGACGGAGCCCACAAGATTGAGGACTGGACTAAGGTTCGCAAAGACTTTTCGCTCAAGGAATACATGAAACTACCCGAATCGCTAACCAGCAAGAGCAATCTGGTTACTTTAGAAACGCTAGACGGGTTCATTAACGTCAGCAAAGAGCACGCAGACAAGCTAATCGCTGCCGAGAAAGCTAAACCTATACAAAGTAAGCAAACTGTTATCGAGTTTGGAGAATTTAAGATATGATTGCAAACAATATAAAGAAAAGATATTCCGTAAAACGCTCTTTTAAACCTAAAACACCAGTTGAGGGAAAACATGTATGCATAGAGTGCAAAATATCATTTAATAGTTTTCACACATACAATAAACCAATTTACTGCTCAGAGGTTTGTCGTAATATTCGTACTACTAGAATGAGAAAAGTTGTTCATGCAAGATACCGAGCCAAGCGTTATACACCACCTCAACCTAGAGAATGCCAGTATTGCGGAGAATTATTTACACCAAGAGGTACACGTTCCGACGCAAAATTTTGTGGCTTAAAGTGTGGAAACAGGGGCAGGTCCATTAAACGTATTTATGGCATAGAAGTTTCCGATTACCACAATATGTATAAACAACAAAAAGGTTTATGTGCTGCTTGTTACAGCCCTATTGATGGCGTTGCTTATATAGACCACAATCATAAAACTGGTGCAATAAGAGGGTTATTGCATGGTAATTGCAATACAGTATTAGGATTTGTAAAAGATAACCCCGACATATTGGAAAACTTAGCCAAATATTTAAGGAGACAGTAATGCGTTTATTGATTGCACTTATCAGTTATAACCGCTTGGACTACACCAAGCAAACTATTAAATCTTTAACCGAAACCCTCCAAGTTCCTTACTATTTAGTGGTGGTAGACAACAACAGCAGCGACGGCACGCCTGAATACCTAGACAATCTCAGCTACTTATCACTTATACACAAGGTTATCCACAACCCAGAGAACTATTACCCTGGCAAAGCTGCTAATATTGCTTGGACAGAGGGGCTTAAGGAGTATCCCGAAGCCACACACTTGATGCGCTGCGACAACGACATGCACTTTGAGCAAGGCTGGGACACTAAAGCGGCAGAATACTTTGAGAAGATAGACCGACTTGGACAGTTGGGCTTGGACTATTGGGGTGGTGAAGAAAAGCCACCGATCTACATTAACGGCATGGGATTAAACGAGTGGCCTGGAGCAGTGGGTGGACCGAATATAATCAAGCGCTCTATATGGAACGGCGGCGTTCGCTACGACGAGAGTCGCTGGGAGGGTAGCAGAGAAAAGGTCCAAGAAGATTCCAGACTAAGCCGAGATATAAAAAGCTATGGTTACCTAGTGGGGCACATGAGCGAAAAGCTAAGCTGGACTTTCGCCAACGAAAGCAACTGGTCAGACTACTTAGATTATTACGAGAAAACCATGTACGACAGATCTTATGACGATAAGGTAGAGTTAATCAAAAAGATGAGGGAGGGCAAATGATAAGTTTATTAGTGCCAACAAGACAACGTCCACAGAATGTGGAAAGACTGTGGAAAAGTATTATAGAAACTGCTACGGTGCCAAGCGATATCGAGATGGTGCTGTATGTCGACGATGACGACGACAGCTACAATAACCTAGCGTTTCCGTTAACTATTGTGCGTGGCCCACGCATTGTACTGAGTGAGATGTGGAACAAAGCAGCTGAGAAAGCTAACGGTGACATCTTAATGTATGCAGCTGATGACATTGTATTTAGGACTCCTAACTGGGACAGCTTAGTGATTGATAAATTCAAAAACATTCCTGACGGCATCGCTTTTGTGTTTGGTAACGACGGCTCTAAGGTGCACGACGGTAAATACGGCACGCATGGCTTCATGACTCGCAAATGGGTGGATACGCTGGGCTATGTTTGCCCACCGCACTTCTCGGGAGATTACTCCGACACTTGGATTAACGACGTTGCTAAAATGGTTGGCAGGCATTTTCACATTAACATCATGACCGAGCACCTGCACCCTGACTTTGGCAAGACCGAACTAGACGCTACTTATAAAGAGAAATACCAGCGCATGAAAGACGACAAGGTTGCTGAGAAATACTCCAGCATGCACTTAGATAGAGTGATAGACGCAAATAAACTAAGAAAGCTAATGAAATGAGAATCGCTGTTTTAGGCGGGGGAGGCTTTATTGGCTGCAACCTAATATCTTACTTAAAAGACAAGGGGCATTGGGTTCGCTCAGTCGATTTAGATTATCCTGAATATCGTGAAGAGATGTGGAACAAGGCAGACGAAGTCATTGACGCTGACCTTAGAATCTACAAGAACATGGACTTGGCTACACGCAACGTGGACTGGGTGGTGCAACTAGCTGCTGATATGGGTGGTGTGGGCTTTTTCCATGGTGGACATGATTATTACCCTTATTTACACTCTCATCAGATTAACCTCAATGCCTTAAAAGCCTGTGAAAAGAATGTCGTAAAACGCATGTTCTTCTCAGCATCGGCTTGTGTTTATCCAACGCATTTAAATATGACCAGCGAAAGCCCTGAGCTAACCGAAGAAATGATTTACCCGGCAAACTGCGACATGAGCTACGGCTGGGAGAAGCTAATGATGCTTAGACTATGTGAGCGTGCACCATTTGACGCCCGAGTGGGAATCTTTGACACCATCTATGGGGTTTACCAAGAAAAGAGTGGCGATCGCATGAAGTTCCCTACCTCGATTGCTACTAAGGTAATCAAAGCTAAGCGTAGTGGAGAGCCTGTGGAAGTCTGGGGCGATGGCTCACAGCAAAGAGTCTTTCTATACATTACTGACGCACTAGAGAAAATCTACGCAATTCTAGCCAACGATGAATACTTCGGTCCAGTTAACGTAGCCAGCGACACAGAAGTCACTATAAAAGGTATAGCTGAGATGTGCTGCGACATAGTCGGCATCCCTCAAAATATTATCTATGACACTACTAAACCAGTTGGCGTGCTATCCAGACGCACCTCTAACCAGAAGTGGAACAACTGTTATGGCTTTCAGCCTAAAGTTACTCCACGCCAAGGCTTTGAAGAGATGATAACGTGGTTAAGTCAAGAAGTGATATAATACAACTAAAGGCGGGTAAAGGGTATTGACTTGGACTACTTAGACTCCGTAAGCGACAAACGAAAAGAACAGCAGGAAAATAAAAAAGAAGAGTTCCTGCACAAACAATCAATCGCACAATCAAAACAAAATACTAAGCAAATTGTGGATGCTATTGAGACTGATAGCAAAAAGACAAAGAACGTCAAGATTGTTAACGATATGGCCAGCAAAGACGACATACAGGAAGTCATCGACCAACTCAAAGAAGTTCAGCTTGCTCAATTACTCGGAAACCAAAAGGCACAGGGTAAACCTGCAGTAGTTTTAGCAAACGGCACAGATGTTGAAGATATTATGGCTCCGTTGGCTGCTAAGATTGACGAAGCCCTCAGAGTATTGGCTAATAACAACAAAGACGAAAAGGTTGCCAAACAATTAGATCGCTCATTCAGTGACTTTGCAGAATCTCTAGCTGCGTTTATGGTTCAGAACCAAGAGGCAATGGCAGAGAACGCCGAAGCTATTGAACGCTCAATCAGCGTTATAGATGTGAAGCCAGTCGTCAATGTTCCAGCACCAAAAGTAAATGTTCAGTCTAATCCAGAAGTTGATTTAAGCCCGTTAGAGGACAAACTAGACGCTCTACGCAGTGCAATACAGGCTATTCCTGCACCAGAGTTTGACACTACAGAAATGACTTCGGCTGTCGCTGCAGTGCAAAATAGCATTGAGAATCTTCGTTTCCCTGTACCGAACTATGTTTTGCCTTTTAGAGATATCGAGGGCGCAGCAACTCAAGTCCAGCTAGACGCAGAGGGCAATTTACCTATAACAGTAGAAGCTACCGAAACCACCGACATGTTCGGCCAAGTAGTTACGGCCACCAGATACAATCAAGTAGAGATAGACTTCGCAGGCAACGACCCAGATTCAATTACAGAGCTTACAGTCACAAAGAGCAACGGTGGTGATGCAGCAACTGCTAACGGTCAAGCAGTCTTTACCACTAGCGTAGCGACAAACGGTGGAATCAAAGCTGTTAGCAACACGACTATTGATTACCGACCACACGCAGAAAGCTACGCAGCATTCACAGCTATCTTTACTGCTGGAGTTGCTAACTCATACCAGAGAATCGGTATTTACGACACAAACAACGGTTTCTTCATTGGTTATGAGGGAACTTCTTTCGGTGTAACAAAGCGAACAGCTACAGTTGATACAACTACTGCTCAAGCATCATTTAATATAGACACACTATCAGGTGCAGCAGGTTCTAAGTTTACTCGTGGTGGAACTCCAGAAGCTCTTGATCCTACAAAAGACAACCTATACCGTATCCGATTCGGTTGGCTTGGTGCAGCGCCTATACTATTTGAAGTCTTTAGCCCAGACGGTGAATGGGTGCCATTCCACATTATCCGCATACCTAATGGTCAAGTAGTTCCATCAGTAGCTAATCCAAACCTACCTATCACATTAGACGCACAAAAGACTGCAGGCGCTACAAACATCACAATGTCTACAGCTTGCTGGGCAGCAGGTACAACTTCTAACTTCTCCAAGATTAGCTCAACACTTACCAGCAACACCCTAGCTTCACTTACTCGCTCTGTGATTACTGGCGAAACTACTGCAGGTGGTGGTGGCTTTGTAAATGTAAAAGTAAATCCATCAGGCGCTCTTACAGTTGAAGCTACAAGTGCTACTCCAGACACAGGAACAGTTAGCACAGCTTCAGTTACTAACTCAAACACAACAGTTCTCGCAGCTAACAACCAAAGACTAGGCGCCACTATATACAACGAGGGAACAGTTAACGCTCTTATTAAACTAGGATCTACAGCATCAGCAACTAGCTACACTGTGCGACTAATACCAGACGCTTACTATGAAGTTCCGTTTGGATACACTGGAATTATTACAGGCATAACAGCAAGTGGGACAGCAACTTGTAGGGTAACGGAGCTGACATAGAATGCCTTTATTTCAACCAGTATCACTAAGCACGATAAAGGTTAATGAAACGGCAGGGGAAAACCTAGTAGCTGGCGACTTAGCATATCTAAATACTGACGGCAAATACTGGAAAGCCTCAGTAAGCTCTACTTCTACCGGCACATCAAAACTATTACTAGCTAACGCTACAATCAACGCAGACGCAGTTGGAGAGTTTATAGCTTTTGGGACATTTACTACCTCTGGTCTAACTGCTGGTTCAGTTTACTTTATGAGTACTGCAGGAGGAATATCTACCGCAGCACCAACAACACAGGACTATGTTATCCGACCAATTGGCACAGCATCATCAACAACAACACTAGAGTTCGACCCATCAGTATCATGGGCAACTTATAAGGCTTAAACGATGGCAACATTTTATTTAGACTTTGAAAACGGAAATGACGCAAACACAGGTGCAGACTGGGCAAATGCTTGGAAAACAATCAACAGTGGTGCTACAGCGGCTAGAACAGCTCCAGGTGATATTATTCGTGTAGCTAAAACTGCCGACCCTACATCTATTGGTGATGCTACTTGGACTTCTAAATCAGCAACTGTAACTTTAGCTACAGCACAGACTACCAATTTATACTTAGATGGTTCTTGGACTGCTGCTAATAGCGCAACTGTTACAACTACCACGACTAGAAAACAAGGTTCCAACGCAGCGCAAATAACCACTCCTGCTTCAACTGCTACTGCAACTAAATATGCCTATTACGCTACAGGAACACTTGATTTATCTTCTTATGATGCTATTACTTTTTGGTTTAGAAATAACACCAGTGCAGTCGCTGACGCTAATAGATATGTTTTGAAATTATGCTCAGATGCTACTGGTGATACTGCGGTAGACGAATTTGCTATACCTGCTATACCTTCTACAACTAGATGGGTGCCTTTTACACTTACAAGAACTGGAGGTGGTGCGTTAGGGTCAAGCATTCAGTCTATAGCTTTATACACAGGTTCAAGTTCACCTGGTAATAGCCAGCAAATATGGATAGATAATGTTTTGGCTTGTGATGAATCAGGTCTTAACTTAACTGCTTTAATTAGCAAAAATTCTGCAGCTTACGATGGAGCAGATACTTGGCATGGTCTACAAAGTTTAGACGGCACAACAGTAACATTAGGTATGAGAAATGAAGATGGTGTTGGTTCTAGTAATCGAGGTTACTATACAACTGGGACAAGCCCAGATACTGTAACTACCTATGTTAGACCAACATACAAATTTGCAATTCAATCTTCTACTACTGGTGCTGCCCAGCCAATTCAAGAAAGTGGTAGCGCAGGCAGTTTAATAACATATTCTGGGGGCTGGAACACTTCTTCTAATACTCAAGATGGAGAAACCTGGATTGATGGTCAAAATGGAGTTGGTTACGGATTATCGTTTGGTTCAATTCAATATATAAAAATAGAAAGATTCGGGGTAACTAGATTTGGAACAGGTGTTCACTGCTCTTCTACAAACAGAGATTGCGTAATAAATACCATAATTACTAATTCTACTCAAGGATTAACTATGTTTACTGATTCAACTCTTAACACAACAATTAACAACTGCTCTAATGGTTGCGTTATAGGAAGTTCATTAGGGCAAAATGTAATTAATATTAATATTTTAAATACTAGCGGTGCTACTAACTTATCAAGCGTAAGTGGTTCAAATTTAACTTGGCAAAATAATAGTAACCAATTAACAGTTGGTGCTTCGTATTTTGTAGAACTAGACAAATTAGACTACAGCGCTAATTCTAGTTCTTTGAGTTTTAGCGGTTTTATATTTATAAAAGAATTAATTGTTAACAATAACACCTCATCCACATTATTTTCTGCAACAGCTGCGAGAAGTATAATTGTAAACAAACTTACCGCTTCAGGTAATACTAATTTAGGGGAAATAATTTATACGCTAATAGTAAAACAAACAAATGCTTTATCTACTCAATTAATAGGTTCGGGAGCCGTTTCTTATACAAAAATATGGAATAGCCCTGTGCTTATGTATAATTCAGTAAACAATGACAGTAACGATAATCGTTCTTTTTGGCGATATGGAAATGCTTTATCCCAGACTACAACTCGTCACACTGCCACTGGAATAGCTTGGCAAATAAATATCACAAATTCAAGCCAAACACTTTCAAGACCAATTTATTTTCCTATAGCTAAAGTAGCAGTAAACTCTGGCTCACTTGTAACAGTTAAGGCTTGGGTAAAGCTATCTCACGCCACAGACATTGGCGCCAAACTTCTAATACAGGCTAATGAAATAGCAGGTATATCTGCAGATGTAACAGCCACCAAAACAGCAGACACTAACTGGGAAGAACTTACTGTTACATTCACACCAACAGCGGCAGGCGTAGCACAGATATATGTTCAGGGTTACTGGCTAGCAAACACAGCAGACGAATCAATTTATGTAGATGATATAACAGTGAGCCAATAGGAGATAATATGAGTGTAATAGCAAGACAAGAAGAAATAGACGGTAAATACTTTACTTGGATTATAACTGAAGGCTTTAACACTATGATGGTTGAAGATGACCACCAAATTACAGAAGAAGAAGCCGCCCAAAAACTACTAGACTGGCAATCATCTCAAATAGTTATAGAAGAAATAACAGACCCAGAGGAACCAGATGGCACTACCGAATAAAACAGATATTCAGACAATGGATTACAGCTATGGTGGACTTCCATTTGTTGATGTTCCAGCTTCAGGGAATATTGATACCTTTACTATGGATTATAGTTACGCAGGGCTTCCTTACGTTACTAACCCAGCAGCAGGTGCAGTAGGACCTACAAATGTCGGAGCCTTTGACAGCGTATCTGGCACCAATATACAAACCCTTATGGGAACTCAGTACGCTAACATAGAAACAATTTATGGTGTTACTTAGTGATATAATAAGAATATCAAGGCGGGTTTAGGATTACTCGTGGCATATCAATTATCTGATCTAATATCCAAAGTACAGCGCAGAATTAGAGACACCGGCTATTCAACAGCTGAAATAACTGACTACTTAAACGATACTCAAAACGACATTTATAACGAATACCGTCTGCCTTTCATGCAGACTTATGTGGATTATGTTCTATTTGCTGACGTTCCTGACATCACTAACGGTTCCGGGCTATTAGCTGACTATGTGCAAGCAGTAGACTTGCAGATCACTACAGAGGGCAAAGAAGCTCAGCTGATTTATATGCCTTATGAAGAAATATTCTCAATGTACCCAAACCCAGATGACACGACAGCTTATCCACCTACAATTCCTAAATACTGGTACTTCTACGACGAAACAATCAAAGTGTTCCCGGCATCAAGCGAGAACCTTACTGTCAGACTTCACTACTACAAGAAGCCTGCAGAACTTGCAATAAGCACTGATGTGCCAAGCATACCTAGTCAATTCTCAGAACTGCTAGTAGTTGGTGCAGCGTATCGTGTCTTGCAGGTCAAAGACAACTACGATCAAGCAGGTGTATTACAAAACAAATACGATGAGCTGTTGCAGAAGTTGGTTGTCAAATATAGTGTGCCACAAACTGGTCGAGCATTAAGAATGAGAATCAATCGCTTTGCACCAGGCAAACAATACTTTTAAGGAGGTGACATATGCCTTGGGCAAGAAGAGTAACTAAGCGAATACCACCGCAGGGTTCACCTAAACAGACTGTTGAAATCAACGACTATTCAGGTGGCTTTAACTCATTTATAAGCAACGATAGCTTTCCTGCTAAGAGCGGGTCATCTAACATGTGGCGAGTGGCCAAGAACGCTAGAATCACTACGTTAGGCGAGTACGGCACAAGGCAGGGTGTTGATTTTCACTCAGCAGCAGCTGGGGAAACTTTAGACGATAAGATAAGTTCTACAATAATAATTGACGAATGTGATGCAACAACTGGATGGACAGCTACAAACGGAACTTTAAGTCTTGATACTTCTGTTAAATACGAAGCAACAGGTTCACTCAAGATTGATGCTGTAGGTGGTCAGAACAACGCTGTATTTAATAAATTAAACTTTAGCCCGACCATTGATTTATCAAGCGACAAAGGTACGCTAGATTTCTATTCGTACTTCTCGGCAGAAATTAATACCAGCAACACAAGGATACTTGTTAAGGTTTCTAGCGATGCTAATTTTTCTACTAATAGTCTTGAATGGGAGATAGCTGCACCAGTTACAGGAACATGGGCAAACACCACTTGGCAAAAGGTTAGCCTAGATTTATCCACAGCACCTACAACTACAGTTGGTACCGTAGACCGAACTGCAATTAAGTCTATAGCTTTTACATACTTAAGAAGCATAACTAACAACTGGTCAAATACTACTGATTTATACTTGGATTACATTACTAACGAGCGAGTTCCATCAGAAGCAGATTTTAACTACACACAAAGACTAGCTCAATCTTTTACAGCCGGAGCAAACGGTAGACTCACAAAGCTAGTTACTTATCTTAAAAATGACTTGTCAGGTACTGGAACAATCCTCTGCGATGTTTACACAGACAGCAGTGGCGAACCCGGAACAAAAATAGCAACATCTTCAGTGGCTGCGTCAGCAGTTACATCTAGCTTTGCAGAGGAAGTCTTTTACTTTAATGAAGCACCAGCATTGACAAGCGGCAGTACTTATTGGTTTGTTTTATATACGCAACCTAGCACTACAGGTTCATACACAGCACTTACTAACACTGTAGAAACAGGTGCGCTAATATCTACGAACATAGGTCAAAGCTGGACTACTCAAAACTACACAATAGACTTTCAAGAATACTACGCAACAAGTGGTGGAGTTAAGGGGCTTTTCAGGGCATACAAGACCGATGGAACTAAAGTTACCCTCTTTGTGCAAGGAACTACTCTCTACAGCGTAAACAACTCCACAGGGGCTCTTACGGCGGTCAAGAGTGGTCTTAACGCAAGCGCTACTAAATACCGATTTGCTATGGTTAACGACATTGTCTACTACGTCAACGGTTACGACGGATACCGCAAGTGGGACTTCTCTACAGAATCACAGGTTTCTGCTACAAACTACACCACAATTGCCGAGCATAAGGGACTAATGTTCTTGGCAGATGAATCAGACCCTAACAAAGTAGTGTTTTCTAACTTTGCAGATTACGAAGTCTTTACAGCTACTGATTTTCTATACATACCAGCACCTAAAACAGGCGATCCTGTAACAGCTCTAGTGTCTTTGAACGGTTATCTATTTGTCTACACGTTAAATAACAAGTTCTTGTTAGCAGGAGACGACCGGGACAGCTTCTCACTAGGCGAAGCACCAGACCAAAGAGGAACTTTTACACAAGAAACAGTTACAAAAGACAAAAACTTCATGTATTACCTATCTAATGACGGTGTTTACCGCTCAAATGGTTCTGAAGCTCAACTTCTAAGCGAGAATGTCTACCAAGAAATCTTTGACTTATCCGATAAACCAGAATGCACATTGCAAATAAACGGTGGCCGTTTATATTTGTGGTATCAGACAGCAGGTTCTTCAAACAATGACGAGTGTCTTGTGTGGAATCTTAACTATTCTGGCAGATCAGACACAGTTGAAAGCAGAGATACACTTAGCTATGTATCAAGAGCATTTGCTGCTTATGACGATAATAACGCACTTCTAGTGGCTTCTAGCCTTGTCGGTCAGGTATTTTGGCAGGAACTACCTACAAACGATTACACGAACGCTGGTGGCCTTATAGAGTTTGAACTTTCTACACCGTATATGCCGTTTGCAAGTCCTGCTGTACTTAAAGAAATTCGATACTGGGAGCCCAGGTTTGCAGCACAATCTGACTCCTACAATATTAACTGCGAGTACGCCTACGACTTACGAGATAACTGGACTCTTTACAACGCACAGAATATTCAAGGCGAGGGCTTTACTTATGGTAATGGCTCAACATTTGGTGGAGGTGCTACATACGGAACAACCTCCGAACTACAAGCTTATATGTATGTTCCCGGTGAATACCGAAGAATTGCTCTTAGATACAAGCACTACGCAACCAGACAACCTCATACTTTCCTAGGACACACTCTTGTAGTACAAACTAGGAGAATCAGGTAATGGCTTTTGTACCTCTTAACACTAATAACTCTGATTTAGCGAACTACAACAACGTAAACAACGCTCTTAGAGATTTAAACAATAAAAAGATTAAGAATGCTGACCTAAGTATTACATCAGGAGAACCCGGTGGTGTTTGGAAGTCTTGGACTCCTACATTTACTAATCTTTCTGGCGGAACTCTTAACTACGCAAAATACACGCAAATAGGCAAAACAGTTCATTTCAGATTTAAATATACTCTTGGTGGTGCTGGGGTATCTGGCAGTGTTACATTTAGCTTACCTGTAAACCTTAACGCAGACTATAATTCAACAGCTGATTATATACATGGGACAGCTTCTTTATTTGACTTTGGTACAGCGTCTTATATTGGAGTAATTAGATGGGCGTCCTCTTCTACTTTGACAATAAGAGCATTAAATGCAGCTTTAAGCTATGCTGCTGGGGGTGATTTAAGTTCTAGTGTTCCTCATACTTGGGCTAACACTGATGTGATACAAGTTACAGGAACATATGAGGCTGCATAATGAAAAGTGATATAATACAAATAACAAGGCGGGTCGAGTAAATTATGCAACCCCGAACACTAGACCAAATCATATCAGAACTACAACCAAGTTATCAGCCATCAATTGAATTTTTAAGACAACGCCAAGCAGAAATACCAAAGACAGTCGAGTCTGACATACAAGCTGCACAGGCAGCTCAAACTCAAGCATATGAAGATATCTTAACTGGAGCACGCAGAAGAGGCTTAGGATTTGCCGGGATTCCACTAGGCGAACAAGCTAAGTATGCGTCACAAGTTTTTGCACCAGCAGTCTTACAAGCAAGAACTCGTGGCACTGAAGCGGCTCGTGATCTAGAGGGCACAATACTTGGCTTACAAGCTGAAATGAGAAACGCAGCCATAGCACGCAGACAGAGAGAGCAAGACATAGCTACAGAATTAGCAAACGCAAGTAGAGGTGGCGGCGCTGCAGCCAGCGACACTAGCTCTGTACTTAGCAATTTATTAGCTTATTTATCTGGCGGCACCGGAACTGCAACTCAAAGACCATCTCTAAGTTCTATATTCGGCACTCCTCCTCCACAAGCAACCCAGCCACAGATTAGAGTCACAGCACCAACTCCTCAAAATATAGTTCAACCATCAGCCGGCGTAAGACTTCAGCCAACAGGACCAGCATTACAGCCAGCAGGCAGAACATCATTACAAGCAACCACAACTAGACTACAAGGTGGAATACCAATGAGTAGTGGAACATTGAGGGTTAGATAATGCAACCAAATCTTAACGACAAAATTCAACAAGCAAAAGCAGCAGGTTACTCAGACACCGAGATACAAGGCTATCTACAAGGCGCAGGCTTTCAACCTCCAGCACCACAAGGTGGTGGCTTAAGAGTTACTGGGGCAGCACCTGCACCTCGACAAGCAGCTCCAAGAACAACAGGCAGAGGTGGATTTGCTACTTCTTTAATATCTGAAGCTGGTGGATTAGCAGGCGCAGCCAAAGGTGCTACCATAGGTGCTGGTATTGGATCAGTAGTTCCTGGCGTAGGGACAGTGTTAGGTGGGGCATTAGGTGGCTTGATTGGCGGGTTTGCTGGAGGCACAGCTGGAAGAGCATTAGAAAACAAAATTAGAGATGACGAATTTAGAATACAACAAGCTCTTGGTGAAGGTGTAACTTCTGGTATAGCTGGTGGTTTAGGTGGCGCTATAAGAGGCGTACAAGCAGCTAAAGCTACTAAAGGTTTGGTTTCAGGTGGAAGATTGGCCGAAGCTGGTGCACGTCAACAAATAACTGCGTTAGGTATAAAAGGTAAAGGTTTAGAGGCTGCTACTGAAAGCAAAAAATTACTAGGCGTTTTGAAACAAGTTCCTGGCACTAATGCACAAGCAAAGATAAATAATATTCCTGCGGTAGTAAAAAATAAATACGCTGAAATAGGTGACATATTATCTAAAAGCACAGCTACAACTAACAAGAGTAATGTTTTACAAACTATTACAACTAAAGCTAAAGGATTGTCTCAGTTTTTACAAACAGACCCAAAATATCGCAGCGCATTAGCAAGCGAACTTAGACAACTAAGCACTAATTTTCCTGGCCAAAGCGTAAATGCTAGTCAAGTTCAGTTAGCTAAAAATAGTTTAAGCAACAAAATGACAAACATATTTGCAAAAGTTAACCGAGGGGTAGATTTGAACCCGAAAGAAGCTGCTAGGTTAGCAATATGGCGTGGTCTTGATGACCAAATAATTAAACTAGCTCCCAATGCTAAAGCGGCTACTTTATTTTTAAGCAATCTTAGAACTGCTGCGCCTGGATTATCAAGAGCGGCTGAAAAAACAATTGGAATTCCTTTATTAGGCATAAAAACAAGGTCTGGCGAAGCTGCTATTCAAAGCCTGAGAACTTTAGCGGGCAGAACAGCAGAATCTGTAGGTGGAATAACTCAAAGAATACCAACTGGGGCATTGCCTGCGCTAGGAGTTATGGGAGCAGCAGGCGCTACAAGAACACTTACCCAACCACCAACGCTAGAAGATGCTTTAATGGTCAGCCCAACTGAAACACCAAGATTAGGAGGAGTTCCTACTGGAGTTCCAACAGGAGCACCATCTATAACTCAAGCACCTGTTGCTGAAACACCACAGAATCCATTTACACCAGAACTTCTTATAACTGCAATTGCTGCAGACCCAAGAAACGCTGCTCTTTATGAAAGAATCTACAAGCTTTACGAAGATAGATACAAAACTGAAGCAGCCGCAACACCAAAACTTACAGAAGCTCAACAAGCTCGTACGGACATTACAGATTTAACTCAAGGCGCAATTGACTTATTAAATACTGGCAAAGTTAAAACTGGTGCTGTATCAGGTCGCTTAGAGCAAGCTAAAGGTATATTTGGCACAGCAGACCCTACAACACTAGAGTTCAACACACTTATATCTAACCTCTTGGCAACCATTGCTAAGGCTCGTGCTGGCACTAGCTTTACTGCTGGAGAAAAAGAGTTGCTTGAAAGATACGCACCTAAGATTGGTGACAGTGGTCAACAACTACGAACTAAATTAGATTTACTTCAAAGACAATTTGGTCAACCAACTAATGTAACATCACTTGAAGAAGCACTAATATCACAAGTGGGAGGAGCACAATAATGGGTACTATATCAGTTTCACTACCATCAGACGGGCAGACTATAGATGCGGCAGATTACAACGTGCCACTTAACACAATTGTAGACACAATAAACGGTTCTATAGACGCAGACAACATTGCAGATAGTTCAATTACACCAGCAAAGATAGATACAACACAGAAGTTTACTTTCTCTACAGTTGGTACAGTAGCTTCAGCTGCAACAATCACGCCAGAGTCAACTAAGGATATGTACACAGTCACAGCTCTGGCCACAAACCCTACAATTGCAGCGCCATCAGGTACTCCGGTAGATGGACAGACTTTAATACTAAGAATCAAATCATCAGGCGCTGATCGCACGCTAACTTGGAACGCTATTTATCGAGCAATGGGTGTTACCTTACCTACTTCTGTGCCAAACGGCAAGACATATTATGTAGGATTGAAATATAACACAGCCGACACAAAATGGGACGCCCTAGCTGTCGCTAGAGAGGCGTAAGAGTGAATCAAGAAGTAGCATACAGTGGGACTACTGGATACGCATATCGATGGCGTTTGACTGTTTCTGTACTTTCTCAAGACACTATTAACAATCGCTCTTTAGTAAGACTTACAGCTGACATGCGACGTGTCGATGCAAGCACGTTCGCTTATAACTATAATGACCAACCGGGCACTCTAACTTACGACGGAACTACGGTCAACAGGACGATGGATTATTATGACTTTAGAAGTGGTGTTAATGGTCCGTTCTACTTCACTCAACAAAACACCGACGTTTATATAAACCACAACGCCGACGGTACAAAAACTGCTAACTTTCAGGCTTATCACAATGCCTCAAATAGTCCATACATTACTACAGCTACAGTATCGTTTAATTACACGCTACCGACTATTGCTCGTAACGCAGTGCTTACTCAATTCACCGCTTCTCCGATTACCGATGAGGGTTGGACATTTAACGTGGGCACTGACGTAACCTGCGATTTACTTGAATACTCACTCGACAATGGCGGTTCATACACAACAGCTTACTCAGGAGATTTTACTTCACGCACAGTAGCAATTACCGGCAAACCAAGCTCAACTGCTTACACTACAAAAGTTCGAGTAAGACGCAAAGACAGTGGCGTTAAAACGACATCTGATGCACTTGTCGTAACTACCTTAGCGCAAAATAATTTTATGGGATTTCTGTAATGCCTACTCGTTCTCAAAAGAGTAAAGAAGAGTTGATTGTTGAGAACGCAATCCTTAGGAATAATGACCACCTAAGAGCAGTTCTAAAAGAAGAGCTGGCTCCATTTACTAAAGTTATAAAAGACCTTGATGAAAGATTAGGCGTAGTAGAAAAGGAGGTAGACGAAATTAAAGACACAGTAGCACCATTCTCAGCACTTAAAAAAAGAATTTGGTTTGCAGTTATATTTGCTAGTCTATTAGTAGGATTAGCTGGAAGTAAAGTAAGCGAATTGCTAGGAGGCAAATAATGTATCCACAACCACCGATTACAACCAAACTAAGCCCCAACTACTCACAGGGCAGGCAAGGTAAGAAGATTAACTTCATCACCTTCCACCATACCGCAGCCACAGCTATTAGTGCAGTCAATAAGTTCTCTAACCCAGCTAGCCAGACATCTAGCCACTTCGTAGTCGGTGAGGATCAAATCTGGTGCTGTGTAGATACCAACGACACCGCTTGGACTAATGGCAACTGGAACTCTAACCTAGAGTGTATAACTATCGAGCATCATGGCGACTGGCGATTCGGCTATCGCAGCCAAAAGGTTATAGATAACTCAGCAAAGCTAGTCGCTTGGTTAAGAAGTCTATACCCTGGAATCTCTTACAACCGACATAATCAAGTCGCACAAACACTCTGTCCTGCAGACTTACCAGTAGAAGAAATCTGGAACAAAGCCACAGCTTTACTTACCCCAGAACCACCAAAGAGCGCTCGTATTGTAGTTACCGACATTATTAATAAGATTGTAGTTACTAAGAAAGACACTAACCTCTGGGACTTGAGCTTTACCAAGTGGAGCGATGCTAAATCTGTTAAGGTCTTACCTAAGGGAACAGAGCTAGAAGTATCAGCTACAGCGACACACGAGCTTGGTGGACTATACTACCTTACTGAATACTCATTCTCTAAGGGTATCAACAACGGCATCAATGTCGTAGATTGTGAAGATAAACCTACCCCTGTCCCACCAACACCGCCAGTACCTCCTACTCCCCCGACACCACAGCCACCAATGCCAACTCCAGGTGAAGATGCAACTACATGGTTACAAAGCGTTTGGAATTGGGTAAAAGCAATATTAAGTAAGTTTACATTCAAGGGGTAAATATGAACAAGGTAAAGAAAGTTGCCAAGGTTCTGTACAAAACAATAGAGTTCATCAACCTAGTGCTAAGCACATTTGTACTAGGGTTTATAACTTGGTGGATATTAAATTACATAGTACGCTGGGGTTAGTAATGTAATTCCAGTTAATATAAACTAAACAAAGGAGCTTTTATGAAAGCATTACCTAAAAAACTATGGGAGAAACTGAACGGTCGCAAGACTCTAATTGGTTTATTCCTAGCAGTAATCTACTCTGGGCTAGTTGCACAAGGCATCATAGCTAGAGACGAAACAGTTGAGTGGGTAATAATGGCTGTGACTGGCGTGGGCGTAGGTCACAAGATAGTAAAGAGCTGAAGAGTTTATGATGAAAGCTTGCAAGCCTCAAAGCAACAGCAAGTTCTCATCAAATGGCGTTTCTATTACGAGAAACTTCCTAACGAAAAACGAATAAGAAAGACTGCCCGAAAATAGTAGGGCAGTTTTTTTAAGGAGTGGTGGTGAAAGTAGATTGGCAAGATCCAGACAACCTGCGTAGATTACTTACTTTATCAAATAAAGAACTTAAAGAATTTTATCATTGGATAGATTGGGAAGCATTACAAAGAACAAGAAGAAAATACCGAGCAAAACTAAGGGAGATACAAATGGAAAAACAACCACGACCAAAAGACCAAGAACCAACCGAGTTAGATAAACTAGCCAACATATTTAAAGAAGCTGGTTTGAACATCAACGCTGAGGACTTAGAGGGTGCTAGTCGTGCAGGATTTCATGTGGGCTTCATACGCAACGCAGAAGGCGAGATTGAGTACACTAAGCCACTTCCGAACGTTCAATTCGGAAAACGCAAGGAAAGGGCTTTAGAAGACTTTATAAGCCAAGCCGACCCAGTGGCTATCAAACCTAGCAAACTCAAGAAAAAAGAGCGTGATTACAAAATGATTGTTGTTTTCGGAGACAGCCAGATTGAATACCGAAGCATCGGTGGCGAGATGGTTCCCATCCACGATGAGAGAGCACTAGATGTAGTCAGGCAGGTCTGTAAGACTTACCAGCCTGAGGTGATAGTTAATCTCGGAGATACCATTGATTTAGCGGCATTGTCCCGCTTCGCCCCTGACTCAGACCATTTCCGCCACTCACTTAATCCAGCATTCAATAGAGTCCATAGAATGTACGCAGAACTCAGAGCCGATAACCCACATGCAGAAATACACGAGGTGGATTCCAACCATAACACTCGTCTAGGAAAATTTATATTAAATAAGGTGCCAGAGCTTTACGGTATAAGGCAGGCAGGTACAGATGAAACTAGTTACCCAGCCCTTACTTATCCATTCTTTGCGAACCTAGACGCAGTAGATGTGAAGTGGCATAGCGGATATGGAGCCGCAAGTTATGTATATGGAACAGATTATCAAGCACCCCCTATTGTTTTTAAGCACGGCGTTACTGTTGTTAGTAATGGTAGTACGGCTAACAAAGAAAGCAAAGACAACCCCGAAACACACATCGTTAGAGGTCACGGGCATAGGATGGAAACACATTATAGAACTAATAGAGCTGGTCTTTATCTTGCTAGCATTATGGTGGGTTGTACTTGTCGCATCGATGGTCTTGTTCCATCTTACGGGTCGGCTGTAGATGATTACGGTATCCCTGTTCCTAAGCAAGAGAACTGGCAACAAAGCATCCTAGTAGTCACAGACTTCCTAAATGGGCAGTATCAGTTCGACCATATTGCTATAAATAATGGCATCGCTTATTATCGGAATAGAGAGTTTGATGGAACGCTACAAGAAAAACATTGAAAAGACCGTAGCTAGATGGCAGACCGTAATGGATCTGGGCTTTATTACTGTTAAGAATTACTTCAGTGATGAAGCGCCAGAACACACAGCAGAAGTCATTACTAACTGGGAGTATAGAGAAGCAGCTATTATTTGGTATCAGAGCGCTGCAGAGCTTACACAGGATGAGTTAGATGAGGCGGCGATACACGAGTTAGGGCATATCCTAGTAGCGCCTATGAGTGACCATCTACCAAGTAAACATCATAAGTTAGAAGAGTTTTGTGTGCAGAGTATTGCTAGGGCTATACTAGGCGTTCATCGTAAGTCTTGACACTAATATAAGAAACATGGTAATGTGATATAAGTTCTTTAATAATTTGTATGCAGTCTATCGACTTTTAATATCTTTTTAGAAGGAGAAACTAACCATGGGAACACCAATCATTGAGTCTACAGAGAATTACACTCTATTTAAGACTATAGACGGTAACCGTAAAGTGCGCAGTGCGCATGTTAAAAAATTAAAAGAATCGATAGTAATAGATCCAAGAACTATCCTATTCGCACCAATACTTGTAAACGAAAAGTATCAGGTGATAGATGGACAACACAGACTAGAAGCGATTAAACAGCTAGGTCTTCCTGTTTACTTCATTAGACACAAAGGATTAGGCTTGGATATAGTTCAAAAGCTAAATTCAAATGCTAAACAGTGGCAACCCATTGACTACGCTAGAGCGTATGAACAAAAGGGAAATAAAAACTATGCCTACTATGTCAAAGCGAAGGAAAGCATCTATGGTATTAACCACGATAGCTTAATTAAATATCTAGCGCTTGATACTCCAGTAACTAATATGTCATTTAAGCAGGGCATCTTAGTCGTTCCTAACTTTAAGAAGTCTATGGAACTACTAAAAATGCTTGCAGACTTTAACCAGTTCAAGAGGTACAGCACCAGAAACTTTGCCCTAGCATTCCTGAGATTAGCTCAAGAAGACAATTATGATCACGATAGAATGATTAGCCAATTCAATAACCACATCAACGAATTTGAAGACAGGTCTAGTGAAGTTGGATATTTCATAGAGTTAAACCGCATATACAATATCGGATTAAACGAAGTGATTTTCGGCACAGAAGAATACCGCGAACGCATTAACAAATAACAATTAATCAGTGTCGGTAGGCTGCATATAGATTATTAAATATAGTATACTCGTAATAATTATGGGTTATGAGACTAAAGACAGTGGAGCTAGGCAGGAGTATGAATCAGGCATGAGGCGTGATTTACAAACTGGTAAGGCGAGATATGACTTACTACCAGAGTCAATGCTTACTCGGTGGGCTGAACTTATGATGAGGGGCGCTGAGAAATATGGTGAGCGTAATTGGGAAGTAGCTAATAGTGAAGAAGAGTTGGTTAGATTTGTAGCCAGCGCATTCCGACATTTTGTCCAATGGTGGCGAAATGATACCGATGAAGATCATGCAAGTGCAGTTATGTTTAATATTTCAGCCGCAGAAATGGTAAAGGAGAAACTAAATGAATCACGACAAAAACCTAGCGAGAGCAATCAGGTATGCAACGACATCACCCGACCCGAACACTCAGAACGCTGCGTTGATTTATAAAGATGATAAGTTAGTCTCTGCTGATGTTAATCGCTTTACAGACTATATGGCAGATTTTCCTGCCAGGTGGGAGCCTGAATATAAATACACCTATGTAGAACACGCTGAGCGTAATGCTATTTACTCTGCAGCAAAGGTAGGAAAGATGTTGCTCTCTACGGTCATGTACGCCCCATTTGCGAGCTGTTCTGACTGTGCAAGGGGAATTATCCAATGTGGCATTAAAACGCTTGTAAGGTACCCATTTGAGGTCCCAGAGCGATGGAGAGAATCTACTAGGATGGGAGATTTAATGTTACGAGAAAGTGGTATACAAATCATTGAACTTACGCCTACTGTGGGTGTAGAATTAAGATTCAACGGACAAAATTTAGAACTATGAGCGAAATACCAAAATATGATTCAGAAGGCAACTACCACGATGACGATATACGCATCGAGGCTTATGCAGAAGTTGCAGATATCAAGCCAGAGTTTGTAGATAAGGTTGTGCAAAATATTCAAATGGAAGTAGGGCAACAGCTAGTCCAAAACCCTTCAATGTCTGTAAACGAAATAAAGATACAGGCGATGAATAGGTTTATAGACCTAATTGAGAAGCAATTACTTACCCAAAGAGAAGCAGACAGATGTTATCAACGCTTTGTGCAGATGGTACATTACTACTATGGAAGCTGACAGGTTTGTAAAAGACGATACTTTTTACGAAATACCGATGTGGGACGGACAAGAAGAGCATAATTTAATTGTTAATGCTAAATATGACTCTATACATGTACAGAAAGAGCTGGGAATATGGATATTGAAATGCATGGATGACAAGGATGGGTTAATACAAGTTGTTTTAGGAGAAGAGCAAGCTCGTAAAATAGCCAAGTTTGCGTTACTACCTATTATTGAACGGTCATTCTTGTATAAGTCTGAGCATGAAATGGTTTTAGACGCATATGCTGACCGACTAGATGAGATATTTGGTTCAGACGATTAGTCTTTCCAATATTTCGTTTCTGCTTCCTGCCTAGCTTTTATAGCGTCTTCTTTATTTTCGAAATATCCTAATTTGATAATATGACGGTTAACACTTATGCGAGCCTGCCATCTTTTGTAACCTTTATCCCAGTTAACACCTGTTCTTCCAGACTTATTATTACTAGCTAAACTAACGTTTCTGCTATTTATAGTATAGGAAGTTTTGCGAATATTGTTTTTACGGTTATCTAATTTATTTCTATTTATATGGTCATTAACTAAACCAATTTCAGTACCAAACAAAAAAGCGTGCATTTTTATTGTTTTTTTATTTATATAAGATTGTGGATATCCTTTTATGTTTTGCGACCAACTATACATATCTATCCAAGAGTTTTCTTTATCTACTATTGCATAACCACCTCTTTTACCAACAAGTGGTATGTAAGCTACATCACCTTTTATAATTGCTTTAGGTATGTCTTTTGCTTTACTATTCATTTAGTCTCCTTTTGCTTTAGTCGGCAGGAGACTATTTTATATTGTCTCCATATATTATTATAACTTATAATATCTAATGACAATTGAGTCCAGCTATACCCATACTTGAGCTGTGATCGTTATGGGCAAAGACCACCTTAATAGCTAGTTATAGGTGGTTTTTTGTTTATTGAGCCAAGACTTTGGTGCTGTCTTTGGGTTAAAATGTATTTGTTTAATTAGCTTACAGAATTTCTGCTGCTCTTCATTTCCTATTTTTTCTTTATTAAAAACAGACCACATAACATTAGCTTGCTCTGCGCTAATTACAATACCTTTACCATTCTTTAATCTAATGAACGCCATATCAAAATAACTGTTGATTATCTTTGAACTCTAATTTGTTAATGTCGATGTTATTACTAAACTCTAGAAATTTACTATAGTTTTTGGCGTTAGGTGATAATCCATCATTTGCGTTACATAAGTGTTCAGCAAACTTGAGAGTTTCTTCCCAGTTTCTTAAAGCATATTGAGCTTCTTCTGGTTTACTTCTCCATAACTTAAACTTCACATAACTTTCTGCGTATGCTTCTGGTGATGATTTGTCTGTATAACCAACTCCATTTACTGCCGACATTGATCTATATAACCAATCTAAACCTTGAGATTTACTTGCCATATTACTCCTTAATTACATTTCAAAACCTAAGAAACGGTTGAGGGAGACTCCCCCCCTACCCCCCAATGCAAAACTAAATAGGTTTACATTAGTGAATAGAGAGGAAAGCATTTCAACGACCTGAAGTTTCCGTATATTGGTCAACTCGCCTAAGCCCCTATAAGTCTTAGCGCATATATTCTCCCTATACCATCCCATTCAAACCCAGTTACCCTTGCGTTTGTTGGAAGTCGATAAGAGTATAAGTTTCCGGGTTTGCACCGGTCTAAGAATATACCCCTGAAGCATTTGCAGTTGGATATAGCACTACAAATACTTAATAAGTATGATACACTAGTAATGGATAGCACTACAAGCCCTAAGTCGCAAGATATGGGTCGACCACCTGAAAGGGTGGTTTTCTAGTTAAAGTTATCCACAGGTTTAGCAAAAACTATACTTGACATTATCTTGCTTATGCTGTACTATGGTTATAGTCAAGTAGAAAGGACAATCACTTGGCAAGCATATTACAAAATTGTGGTACGCCAGTAGGGCATCAAAGATTATAGTCGGGTTCGTGCGAGACTTACCTGACTTGCGGTGTAACCCCGCTCCCAGCAATGGCAGAATCTAAATGAGCCTTACCGATGTATCACAATAAAGAAAGGACAATCCAATGACACTAACAACTAATTCACTACCTGCACAGATAGAACGCAAACTACTTGCTACTATCGAGCTGCAGAAACAACTAGAACAAGCAGAAGCTGATCTAAAAGCCGAGCTATTTGAAGCTATGAAACAGCACGACATAGTTTCTATTAAGAATGATAACTACTCAATCAGCCTAGTTAAGCGTCCAAACTACAAGGGCAACGTTAACGAAGTGCCTACTACAATGCTCAAGACCAGCCTTGATACTACCAAGATTGGCAACTACGAAAAGCTTTACGGCGAATTACCTAAAGGCGTTGAGAAAACTGAGACAGAATATGTAATGTGGCGTACTAACAAGAAAGGAAACTAATATGAACAAAGCACTAGACGAATTCCAGATTATGCAGAACTATGCGTGGGAAAACGAAATAATAGGACTAGAGTACATCAAAGCAGTAGCAAAACTGTATGAAGATAAACCAGACAAGGTGCAGGAGATTATTTCAGAACGCATTATAGAAATCCAAAAGAAAATTAAAGAAGCAAATAAGGAGAAATAATGAAAACAGCTTTATTGATACTCGGAGCCGTAACTTTTACGGGTGCTACCGGCACAACACTCCAGAACACAAAGACAATGCAGCAGACAAAGCCACTTACAGAGCTTCAGCCTGCTAAGAACCTAGCACCAAAGACATACAACCCACAGAAAACAATCAGTGGCAATTATCTACAAGGTGCCTATGCTTTGGATAGTCAGGTATTAGTGGTTAAATAATTAAAACAAGGAGGGTACGATGGAAATAGTAAAGTTAGGAACACTGAAAGATATTCAGGTCTTTTCAGCAGAAGTTAAGAAGTTTATACACGACAACAAGCTCTGGACTAACGTGCAGGGCAGACCTTATGTAAATGTAGAGGGCTGGCAATTTATGGGCGGTATGCTCGGAATCACAGCCAACGTCAAGGAATTAGAGAACCAGAGCACAGATAAAGAAGTAAAGTACCGGGCTGTCGTTGAACTGTATCGTGGCGATCAGCTAGTAAGTTCTGGCGTAGCAATTTGTTCCAACAAAGAAAAGGGCAAGCAATACTTTGACGAGTACGCAATAGCTTCTATGTGTCAAACTAGAGCTATCGGTAAAGCCTACAGAATCTATCTAGGGTGGATTATGAAAATGGCTGGATTCGAATCAACACCATTAGAAGAAATGCAGGAGGGTTACCATGCGTCAGAAGAAAAGAAAGACGAAATCGTCAACGCCTACAATTCATAATTGCGCACAGAACAGCCCAGAATGGTTTGAATTACGTAAGGGGCGTGTCACAGCCAGTAATGCCTGGAAAATGCTTGAAAAGGGCTATAAAGAAGCCACAGAGCAAAAGCCAGTGCCTACTAACAGGGCAATGCAGCGTGGCAAGGACTTAGAGCCAGAAGCTCTAGAGATTTATCACAGAACACACGACAACATTGAGATACTGACAGTCGGCTTTGTAACTAACCCTAAATACCCAAATGCCGGGGCAAGTCCCGACGGAATCGTAGGGGACAAGCTGATTGAAGTTAAATGCTTTGGTGCAGACAAACACATTAGAGTTTCACTAGGAGATATTCCACCAGAAGTTATGGCACAGGTGCAAATGCAAATGCTGATATGCGAGTTAGACTCTTGCGATCTAGTGCTATACAACCCAGACTTAGAGCCGAAACAGGCTTTTAAGGTGATAAACATACCAAAAGACGAAGTTATCCACAGGAATCTAATAAAACACTTGGAGGATGGATTGACTTTATAACGTGCTTATGCTAACATTGTAAGTACCATAAAAAAGAAAGGACAAAAATTATGGACTTACTAGACCCAAAAGAAATTGGGACAGCAAAAAGACTAATAAAAAGCACAAGGAAGCACCGGTTTTCTAACTGGGCAGACGATCATCTATTACCTTGGATGTCGCTTGCAGCACTAGGGTTTCTTGCAGCACTAGGGATTATGTCAATAACACCTATGCTAGTAGATGACTTTAGGGGTGGCTTCGCATTCGTGGTGGTATTCTTCTTGATAATCAAAGTCAGAACAATACAGTAGCTTGAGTTTGAGTAAAACGAGGTAAACGAAAAAGAGGCTTCTATCGCAAGAGCCTCTTCTTTCTTTTGTAGAACCTTTTATTTCTTTTTACGTTTGAACTTGCGTGCCATTGAAAGCGCAATAGCAACTGCTTGTTTCTGTGGTTTACCAGACTTCATTTCTTTACGAATGTTAGAGCTGATTGTTTTCTTTCCATAACCTTTTTTTAGTGGCATTACCATTTCTCCCTGTCCGCCCAATAGGCTGCTGACATCTTACCTTTTTTAATATTGCTAGCGTGTCGTGCCTTAAATGATTTCTGCCTAGCTTTTTGCGCAGCAGTCTTGGGGTTAGAACCTGCACCCTTGACACCTTGCTGACCAAATCTGATCAGCTTGATGTTCTCACCCTGCTTAGCCAACACAGCGTGTGACTTAGTCGGGTGTGATGGTGTTCTCTTTGGCTTGTTATAGCCGGAGAATGATTCTTTACCCCGCTTTATCATTTCTTTCTCGCTGCTCTCATATTATCTAGAAGATTAGGATATGGGCGACCAGCTTTCTTAGCCATTGCTTTAGCTTTAGACTTCTGAGCAGCAGTTAACTTCTTGCTCTTACCTAAACTCTTTGGGCGTTTCTTGTCCCAGATTGCTTTCATTACTTCTTCTTGCCCATCTTTTTCTTGTACATTGAAGCTAGTTTCTTACCAAGTTTAGTGTATGGGAATTTCTTTTTACCTACCTTAGGCATATTATTTCCTTTCATAGTTACTTGTAGGGGATGGGGTGGCTTCATGAGACCACCCCGTAATGAGATTTATGTGTTTGTTTTCTTAGGTTCTACTACTGCGCATCACACAGTAGCCTTTTTTATTATACAACCAATTTAAAAGCAAAATAAAACAGCCCCATTAGTGTAGGAGAGTTAGAAAGGACAATCCAAACTGGGGCTGCTATGGCGAAATTATACCAAGACTGTGGATAAATTACAACAAAATAGCTTGAACGCAAGTTGCTTATGGTGTAAAATACTAATACTTAAAAGAAAGGACAATATGAACATAAAGATTAATTATGTGCCAAGTCATGAGGCAATCACAGTTCAAGGTGGATTTATAGACAACGGAGAGTTCCAAATGGAATGGTGCAACCACACCGGAGCTGAAGAAAGCGAATCAAACACTTGGAGCGCTAGTGCAACCGGCGAACCAGTATTTCATAAAGAAGTATTTAACGCTTGTGATAAGTGCGATGAAACTTGGGATATTAATTAAAAGGAGGGTTTATGGCAGGCAATAAAGCAGGTGGTATTAAAACACGAGAAACTAATTACGAAAGGCATGGCGACGATCACTACAAACGAATCGGAGCGTTGGGTGGTAAAAGTAAAGTCAATGTCAATCCAGAAACAGGCAAAGCATTAAAAGGTTTTGCAATATCAGGCAAGGCAAGCGAAGCAGGTAAGCTTGGAGGAGCACGTTCAAAACGTGGTAAGTCAAAATAATGGAGAAGTTTGAGAGCGAAGCATATGTAGATAGGTCAGGACTCCCTAGTGATTGGGCTAAAGAAGCCAACTGTAGAGGCTTAGACCCTGCTATGTTTCATACAGAGCGTGGAGAAAGCACCAAAGAAGCCTTAGCAGTGTGCGCAGGTTGTATCGTGGTAGAACAATGTCTACATTACGCATTATCTAACAAAATTAAAGTCGGCGTGTGGGGTGGAACTAGCGAAAGACAACGCAGAACTATGCGTAGAGAATTAAGCATTAAAGACTAAATGTGATATAAAGGTGGTATGGCTAGTAGAACACTAGAAAAGAAATTAGATTTGATATTCTCCAAATATATCCGGTTAAGAGACTCCAGCAATGGGGTCTTTTTATGTTGCTCTTGTGGAGAGCGCAAGCCAGTTAGTCAAGGAGATGCCGGGCACTTTATAAACAGACGCTGGAGAACAGTACGCTGGCACGAACAGAACGTCCATATCCAATGCCGGTACTGCAATAGATTTAATGAGGGCAACGCTGCTGGGTACGCACTATTTATGATCAAGAAGTATGGACAAGAGAGAGTTGAGTATCTGCACTCCATATCCCGAAATGTAGCTAAATGGACAGATAGCGATTTAGACCTTATGATAAAGAAATACAAGGCACTGGTGAAGGAGTTGTCTGATGGTAGAGCTGCTGAATAAAGTAATACTAGTTCCCTATGACCCTTGGCTAGAAGCCAACAACAAGCAGTTCCCATTACTCCCTGAAGTGCCTGTGTTACAATTGAAACGAAAGAAGAGGGTAGCTAAATGAACTTCGATTGTGAAATCATAGAGGTCAAATCAAAAAAGACAGCCAGCTTAGATATAAGTTATCGAGTTGTGCTTCAGACCAGTGACCCAGCAGTCTTAGCTCTAGCAGCAATGAGCCCTGAAACCTTAGTAAGAGTGGAGGTGAAACCAACAAATGGCTAGACCAACTGTAATGACACCAGAAACCATAGCTAAATTAGAAGAAGCATTTGCTTGGGGCTGTAGTGATACAGAAGCTTGTCTTTGGGCTGATATAGCTCCAGCAACGCTCTATCAATATCAAGAGAAACACCCAGAGTTTACAGAGCGAAAGGCCATGTTAAAGGAAAGACCAATACTAGATAGCCGAGCAACAGTAGCTCGTGCAGTACGCCGAGACCCTGATATGGCAATGAAATACTTGGAGAGAAAGAAGAAAGACGAGTTTAGTTTAAGGCAGGAAATGACTGGTAAGGATGGGCAACAGCTACCAACGCCAATCATTAAGGTAGATGTATCTCCAGACGACAGCAACCGATAAGATTATCGCAATGTCGAAGCGTATACGGGCAGTAGCCGGAGGAACTTCTGCATCTAAGACAATATCTATTCTCTTATACCTAATCGCTAGAGCTCAGTCAGACAAACATCCAACACTTACTTCAGTTGTGAGCGAGAGTTTTCCACACCTGAGGCGAGGAGCAATGCGTGACTTTCTCAACATAATGCAGGAGCATAATTATTTTAAAGATGAGCGTTGGAGCAAGACAGACTTTACCTATACATTTGAAACCGGGAGCAAGATAGAGTTCTTTTCAGCAGATCAGCCAAGCAAAGTGCGTGGTCCAAGACGTGACCGACTATTTGTAAACGAATGTAACAACATACCTCAGGAAGCATTTGAGCAGTTATTAATCAGAACAAAAGAGTTCGCATTCGCAGACTGGAACCCTGTGTCAGAGTTCTTTATGTACACAGATTACATTGGCAAGCGTGATGATGTTGAGTTCATAACCTTAACTTACAAAGACAACGAAGCCTTAGCACCTGAGATTGTCAGAGAAATAGAGCAACGCAAAGCAAACAATAATTGGTATCGCATATATGGCTTAGGTCAACTTGGTGAAGTTGAGGGAAGAATCTACACAGGCTGGCAAGTAATTGACGATATACCACATGAAGCCCGGCTGATAAGAAGAGGCTTAGACTTCGGTTACTCGGTAGATCCTAGCGTTATCGTGGACGTTTATGAGTACAACGGTGGCTACATCGTGGACGAAAGGCTGTACCAGAAGGGGCAGAGCAACAAGCAACTGGCTGACTTCATACTTAATCTACCAGAGCCTAACACTTTGGTGATTGCTGACTCGGCAGAACCCAAGAGCATTGACGAGATTAAGCTACATGGCGTCAACATTTTGCCTGCAGAAAAAGGCAAGGACTCCGTCAACTACGGCATCCAGATGATACAAGACAAACAGATGTCTATTACCAAGAACTCAATCAACGGCATCAAGGAGTACCGCAGCTACCTGTGGAAAACCGACAAAGACGGAAGAAATGTAGGTGTGCCCGAGCCAGGACTAGACCACTTCCTAGATGCTATGCGCTACGCAATTAGCAGTGATCAGCCAAGTCAAGTTCTACACGCATACAAACCTAAAGCTATGGTGCAACGCAAATATGGTCGTGCTTAACTGTGATATAATGCAATCAAGGCGGGTATATAGGGTATAACGTGGCAAAATCAATATCTTTACAGCAAGTACTAGACGACTTTGACAGTTCTTGGGAGTACTGCTCAGGTTCTTGGCATTCACGCTGGAACGACAACTACTATCTTTATAACAACAATCGAGTAAAAGTAGGCTACAACGGCATCACCGATACGTTTGTGCCAATGACTTTCTCTACTATAGAAACTATGACTTCAGCTTTGTTTGGAACTAAGCCACGTTTCCAATACACAGCACCTGCAGATAAGTTCGGACAGAACACAGATATCTTAAACGCACTTGTTAACTACTACTGGGACAAAGACAAGTGGAGTATGAAAGTAATCAACTGGGGTAGAGACATGCTTCGCTACGGAACTTCAGTTATTTACCTACACTGGGACGGCAACTGCCCTAAGATGATTAACGTGCCAATCAGAGACTTCTTTATTGACCCAACCTGCAACAGCTTAGAGAACGCTGCTTACATGGGACGCAGATATTTAACCTCAATGGACGAGCTCAAGAGCTTTGAAATCGTTGATATGGAAAAGACGACTGAACTAGAAGTTGTAATGAAGCCTAAGTACAAGAACCTAGACCAAGTATCTAAGACTAAGAACGGTGCTGGCGAGAACACTGACAAAGAAGAGAAGGACATGTGGTATGGCTCTACTGTATCTGACGAGGATAGCCTAGTAGAAGTTATTGAATATTGGACAAAAGACCGAGTGGTAAGCATTGCCAATCGCTCAACAGTTATTGAGGACAGCGAAAACTACTATAAGTCCAAGGCAAAGCTAAACGGTGAGAAGTATGCCAAAGGTTTGATGCCTTTCTGTGTGCTTAGAGACTATGTAGACGGCTCATTGTTCTACGCTAAAGGTGAGATTGACTTTATTGCAGATCAGCAAGAACTACTTAACGACTTAACAAACCAGAACATCGACTCTATTACCTTTACACTCAATCAGATGTACACACTAGACCCTCGCTATGCTCACCTGCTTGAGGAAATCGAGAACATGCCTGGTGCAATCTACCCGGTAGAAGCAGGTGCTTTACAGCCAATCGTGCAACGACCAGTACCTCAAGACGCTTTCTTAGAGAGAACTAACATTAAGAATGAGATGCGTGAAACCACAGCGTCTAACGAAATCATTAAGGGAACTTCTGCACAGGGCGGTGGCTCGCAAACTGCAACTGAAATCCAAGCACAAATCGCTGGAGCTGGCCAAAGACTAGCACTCAAGGTTACCCAAATAGAAGATGAAGGATTCCATCAATTAGCCACACTTGTACTTCAAATGATTAAACTCTACGTTACTGAACCTATGTTGGTTCGTGTTGTAGGAAGGGATGGCGTGCGATGGGAAGAGTTTAACCCACTAGAGTTTGCTGGTGATTACGACGTAGAAGTACAGCTAGAAACAACCGTCAACAGCCAAAAAGCACAGCAGGCTATGCAAGCTAAAGAAATGTACGCTGCTTTCCTTAACGATCCAGAAATAAACCAGAACGCTCTAAAGAAATTAGTCTTACAGCGTGGCTTTGATCTTGACCCAGATGAAGTTGATGAACTACTTAACCCTGCAGAGGGTATGATGGGCATGGAACAGCCAGCTGATTTAGTCAATCCATTACCTTTGATGCCGGAGGGTATGCCAATGGAACCACCACTTGAGATACCTATGGAGATACCTTTGGAGATGATGTGATTGAGATAAAGAAAGCCTATAACACCTTTTTTAGGTCAAAAGGCGGAGAGCACCTTATCAAGATAATTACAGAAATAGTATCTAGCAATCATCTTAAGGCTGAACAGTCCCCTGAACACGCAAGAGATTTCGTTCAGAGGGCTAAAGGCGCTCGAGAAGTGCTAGACCATATACAGTCTGTACTTAGTACCAAAGACAAGTAGTTACCTCTCCATAGGGAGTGGCGAGAATATTAAATAACACCCTGCCTTGTGTTACTCGCCTCCCGCTATGGGCAGGGAACATTAACATAAAGGAGACACGATGGACGACACCACAACCGAGGCAGTTGTTGATTCAGGCGCTACGGCACAACCTGAGAGCGGCAATTGGAAGCCAGAGGCGGTATTACGACCCACCGAAGAAGAACAACCGCAACAGGAAGCCTATGAGCCGGCACAAGCCGAAGTAGCTGAGGAACCAGAGCAGGAAACTGCAGTGGAAACCGAAGCACCAAGCGAAGACGACACCTCTAAATGGCTAAAAGCGAAAGGCATAGACCCCAGCGATCCTGAAGCAATTAACAAATTAGCCAAGTCGGCAAGAGAAGCTGAGCGTGCAATGCACCAGAAAGCCCAACGAGCCAAAGAACTTGAACGTTCAATGACTGAGTTAAGTGATGAGTCAGCCGAGCAGGTAGCAATATCTACGGGGCAAGACCCAGAACTACTTAAACGAGTGCAACGCTTTGAGGTTAAGAGCACGATAAGAGATTTCTTTGAGTCAAACCCAGAAGCAAAGGCATACGAGCAAGATATGATTCAGGAAATGAACAACAGTGGACTTTACGGTTCACCGGAAGCTATGTTAAGAGCAGCTTACGCTATGGCGGTTAGCAAGAATCCTGACAAAGTTAGGTCCCAGGCTCGCAAGGAAACCCTTGAGAATCTAGCCCAAAAACAACAAGCCAGCGTCCCAACAGGTAACGCTACAAATGCAGGCGTACAATCTATCAAGATTACACCTCAAAACGTAGACCAACTTGTAGCCAAGAATGATCTAGCGTGGTTCCAAAAGCACTACGACGAAATCAACCGAGCAATGGCTGGCTAATTACAAATTAATTTACAAAGGAAAATTACACTATGACTACTACTGGCGCATACGGCTCAGGTAATGTCAACGTCGGTGTAACAGCTGCTAACGTATT